ACGAACGCTTCTTCCAAGCTGTTCGTAACTTTGCGAAGGAATATCTTAGCGATGACTTTAGCTTTATTTACTGTAGTAAGAGTCGTATTGTTAACTGTAATGGATGCTACGACACATTTTACCTTGTGTGCGATGAAATTCATGATTTGAATGAACTGTAAGAAATGTAAGGGAATCTATGAGCTATAGAATTTGCACTATACAAGTAAAAATACATAACTACAATTGCGAACCTGATAGTAATTTTCTGATTAAAGCTGCAAAAGTAGTTAATGCTATCGATAAAACTGGAGATTATGACGGTTGTACGAAAGAAATAAAAGTTATTGATTATCAATTAGGAAAGAAACAGCAAGCATGAAACAAGAATACGTAATTAAAGCAGCATATTATAAAGGCAAGATTGATGCACTTGAAGAACTAATTAAATCTGTAAACGGTTTCATAATGGGTAGTGATGAAGGTGTTGCAACTGCTGACATGTATAGAGAAGCTATTATGAATCTTGAACGAAGAATATGTAATCAAATTGGAGATATAAAATTATGAGCCAACACGATGAACTAGACGGCGAAGCAATTCGCGAAATGTGGTGGGAGCAAGGTGAAGCCGTCATGTGAGAAATGTGCGAGGAAGATGATGACGATTGATCAAGTAGTAGATGCTTACGATGAAGAATTAACAAATTGGAATTTCTTTAGCGATTCACAAAGAGCATATGTTGATGAAGATAGCCATATTGTGGTATGCCTTAGAGATTACCATTGGTACATTACCAAAGAACCAATAACTAATGAATTAGATGCTATTAAAGCATTATTTGAGATTGATTGGGTGGCAGAGTATGCTGAAGATGGTTTTGATACTTATATGAAATACTGGGATAAAACATAACCAAACAAAATACCGCCGAGGAAGTTAGGCGGTATTTTTGTATCAATGTTTATTTTTGAACACTAAGAGAGATGTGTGAATCTCTGCAAATAAATGAAAGTTGTGTAGTGTTCTGCTTCTTTGTATAAAGTGCAGCAATTAATAGTAGGGTGCGGAGCTATAAGAGCTATAAAAACTATAATTGCTACTTAAATTATACACCGTCCGATGATTCCGATAAATGCTTTTTTCTGTGACTGAGTTTCGAAGTGCAATAGTCCTAGCTTATACGCTTCTATAACGGCCTTAAACCATGTAGAGTTGCGTGCCTTAGTAAATATTGTATCTTCAGTATGATCAGCCAAATCAAAGGCAAATACGCAAGGATTAGAAGGCTCGTAGTCTTTACTAATATATACATGACAAGTTTTCCAGTTTTTCCAAACGCCATATTTTTGGCCATTCAGAATAATCGTAGAGAATACACGTGCCTGTGGATCGCGCTTGCATATAAAGGCCTTATCGTCGCGTAAGAATTGGTTATCGATGGCATACTTACCATATTCAGTGCCTTCGATAAGCTTACCGAAGCGTGAAGCCTTCTTAATATCTCGATACGCTTGATTCTTCACGTAATTCACGCAGATTTCGCCATCTTTATACGTCTTAAATTCCGAATTATATGGCAGACCAATATTAAAGAATTCAAAATATGGATTCACGATAGATATAGCGTTACCAGCTAGAATAACGCGTACGTCGCGAAGGCGCGCGATTGTTTCTATGACCTCAAGGAACTGAATTACCTCGTTTCTGAGGTATCTGTAAGTACCGTTATCTATCAAGAATTCGTCGAAGAAGATATATTTAACTTTAGAAAAGCTTGAGGACTTCAAGATATTAGCGGTAGAGAGCGGAATAGCATACCCGCACACTTCACTATCACAAGTAAATTTAGTTATGGATTTTTTAGCGGTCTTTACTTTCAGTTCGTGATCAGTGAATAAATTATTATCCTGCAATTGCGTCCAGAATCCTTCGAAAGATATCTCTAGCTCAGTCTTATAGCGGCGAATATAAACAAACTCTTCGCCTTTTTTCAGAAACTGCTCAAGAAATTTTTTCTTACAGCCGAAGGTTTTACCAACGCCACGCTCTGCGATGACGAAGTTAAGGGTAGCATTGTAGGATAGTAACTTATCCAGATCAAACCAAATTTTCTTGTTCTCACTCATAACACTAGGTCGGATTATGCGGATAGATAATCCCGCTGATTCGCAACGTCCAAGGCGCAGGCAAGCTCTTCGCTTGGAATGACCCTGACTTAATACCTTGAAGTATCTTTAAATCCGCATATCCTATCATTATTTTATCACAATGCATTATAATGAGTTTATAAGCAATCCGCTTCGTTCTTTCAGGAGGTGTTCTTATGGTATATATCAACGTCACAATTAATGGCAAAATTGACAGCAAAGAACTTTGGGAAGACGTTAAATGTTATGACATCAATGTTACTGATTTAGGTGAAGTTACCTTTGTGTATGGAGAAGTTTCGATGTTCGATTCATTGATTATTATCAGCATCTGTCGTAAGTACGGCGATATAATACATGAGGTAACTTCTATCTAAACACTAAAGCGCAGGAGTTAAATCCTGCGCTATTTTATTGTGAAATCCGTAGGAATGAGCACCACACCGCCTTCAACGTGCTTGTAGCGCAATTTAGAGCCATATTTGGCTATTTCTTTAGGGTCGAGTTCTTCAGTCGTAAAGCCAATGCGGAAGTTATCGAAGGTAATAAGCGGTGCAAGCTTCTTTGGAAGGCCTGCAATAGTAGAGTGAATCTTGCCGTCGATTTCTTCAATGTAGCATTTTTGCCTGAGGTATTTACCTCGCGTAAAGTGTGATTCACAATCCCAAGCTCCGAGCTCGTACGGATCGATTTTAATATACTTTGCGATATCTATTAAATCTTCATCGTCGAGCAGACAGTGAATTGAATCAGTATCAGAATAAACGTAGCAATCTTTGCCTTTGTATTTCTTGCTCCAGTCGCGAATCATTTGGCTAGTTTCAATAATATATTTACGTGCGTATGAAGTAATAAAGGTAGCTGCTGGAATGTACAGAGGTTTACGTTCTTCGGTTGGTAGAAACTCGTAAGCAGTTTTACCGTCATTATTAAGCACAGGCATTTTCTGACGGCCGATAGGGTTTGTCGCGAGCTTGCCATATAGATTATTAAGCATGAGCTTTGAAAGCAAATATTGTGGCCTGTTGTCTTCTTTCTTGGCTTTAATCTTTTCTTCAGTCCAGTAATTAATATACCCTGTAAATAAACCTTTGGTTTTCTTGAACTTCCATCCGCCGTCATAGCTAATAATATCTACGTCGTACTGCTCTAGGAATAGCTCAAAGTCAGGATTTGTGAGTGTCATATTTACGATTTCGCCGTTGCTAGATTCAAGGTATTCATTAGGTATAAAGCTCATGTGGTTCTTTAACTGAATCGATGGAATATGATCAGGTTTAACTTTAAAGACGCAGCTAAATTTTTGAACGTATAGTGGATAAAATGAATCATACTCGTATTTGCCTTCGAACGGTTCAGGCAGTCCATACGGCAGCTCACGCTGACACATCATAGCAGGATACATAGAATTAATGTCTAGCACTAATCCTGCGCCTGTTTCGCTCTCTTTGTACTTAGGACTAAGGTAAGTAAATCCACCTTTGTAACTCTTGCGAATATCTGCATCAACATCAATAGGTAACTCAGGGAAGTAATTTTTAAAGCCTGAGCACATCTTCTTGAACGAATCGAGCGCATTAGCTCCGACTGTCATTTTAGTCATATCTCGCTGATACAAAATATCCAAGGCACGTGCCATAATCTCTACGTCATTACGGATATAATCTATTTCGTGCTCTGTTAGCTCATGTCCTATTTCACGCTTGGCAGTGTAATCGAGTTCTAGCTTGTGAATCGGAAGATCAAAAGACTTTGCGATTTCATCGACGCTAAAGTTAAGCAGCTTCAAGCTATCGTGAAACGTTACCTTATTTGTCTTATGCCCTTTAACGTTAAAATATACTTCGATAGCGTAGAACGCTCCCATGTCTGTAATAAGAGTGGTAAAGCTGTGGTCTTTTCTATCCTTCTTATCTTGGATATATTCAAAATCATTCTTGAGCAACCAGTTCAAGATAAAATCGCCGTCGAATTTGAGGTTATGGAATAGTACTAGGTAATTTTCTTTGCCTGCGCACCACTCCATAAAATCATCAATGCTGTTGCCGTATTGGAAGTTATCAGGATCGCCAATTTCACAGATTGCATAAGCCCATACGCGACAGTCATTCGGATCGGTAGTGGTTTCGAAGTCCGCTGTGAATTTGCGCATAACTAACCTTCAGCGATAGCTTCATCGAGTTTGGCTTCGGCCGCTTCATATATTTCTTTTACTTCTTCATCGTCATCTTCTGCGCCATCTTGTTGTCCTCTGTATTTCTCAGTAACCATGGTGAAAGCTGGCGAAGTCCTGTAAAGCTCAAGGAGTTTGTCAGGACTTAACAAATTCATTTTATCTTGTATTCTCTTAATAAAATTCGGATCTAGTCCAGCTCTGTAAGCTACTGACATCATCATTTTATTAAAGTTCTCATGGAATATCGTGTTCTTTTCGTTATACTTATTTGCAATTTCAGTGTTTCTGATTAAGATATTGACCTGTTTTATATCAAGTTTATAGATATCGCGCTTGAGATAATTAATCTTAGTTTGAAGTAGTGACGCTGATTCGCTTTTCATCATTGGATAGCGTGTCGGTATCTGATTAAGCGCGTTAAGCTCCTTCTGAAGCTGTCTTACGGCCTTATTTGCGCGCTTTTTATTATACTGAAACAACATATTAGTACCAGTAACGCCACCTTCACTGCGGAAGGTTTGGCCACGTGATGAAAAATCTTGCAAAGCGCGAAGTTCAGCGCGCAGCGCGCGTCTATTTGTATAATTAGCCTTCAAGGATTTTGTAGAAATACGATCAGGTAGCAATGATGCCGATACGCCTTTCTTTTCAAGGCGGCTAACTTTAGCGTTGAACGAACGTACAGCCTTGTAAATTTCGTTCTTTAGTTGCTTATCATAACGAATTGCCATATAATGTCCTTAATCCGTTTAAATTTGTTTTCAAAGAAAATATCCACCCTTATCGCATTAGAGTGGATATTTTTAAGGAGTTATTTATTCTTCAACTAGCTTCAAAGTCAAAGAAGATTTACCGTCTTTTAGAGTTTGCTTAGCAACCTCAACTTTAAGTGGTTCGCTCCAAGTATTTGGAGTACCAAAGACAGAGAGAATTTGTCTGAGAGTGTTGTAAAGGTAGTTAGATGCAGTTACATAAGTTTTACCATCTTCTGCGAATAGGATAGTGCGATGACCAAGACGGACTTCACCAGTTTCTTTATCTTCTTTTTCATATTCTTGGAAGAATACATCTTTAACAGCGATCGTAGTTCCGACAACATCGTTAAGCTTAAAATCACATTCTTTGAGGGCGTTGAATAGCTTGATCTTATCAGCACGAGTTTCGGCCTTTACGGAGCAGTAGCTCTTGTTGGTTGCTGCTGGGTTTGCAATTGTTAGTTCGTTATTTTCCATTTGTTATATCCTTGTTTAGTTATTGTTATATATTTTAAGAGGTGTGAATTTGTGAAATGTTATATCTTGTAATACGTGCTTGTTCTTGTTCCTTTCATTTATCTTGTTATTTTTAGTCTAAATTTTTGAGCGTAATTTTGCAAGTATGTTTGTAAATATTACAACAAGCTTATATATAAAATTAAAATATCCACAGGGTATGTATAACCCTGTGGATAATGTTGTTAGGCAAAGAAGTAATCCGTTACCTCTAAGTCTGTACTTGCAGATGTAATCTGAAGGTTGTTTGAACTGCCAATAGCAGATGTTACGCTAAATGACTTCCAACTATCTTCGTTACTCCAAGATATATGGTCAGAACCACCGAGGTATACTGCACCAGTACCTTTTGCCTTAACATAGATGGTGTCAGAAGTTGTAACTAGACCTGCGATTCTAACAGCCCTACCACTTACGTTCTTACAACTTGCAACGTTGTTAGTGATAACTAGATCCCTATAACTTCTATCAATATTGGCTTTGATATATTCATTTCTGAACTTATCAGGAATATTGTCTTGGAAGACACGACAACCTGCTACATTGCTAATGAACTGTGGATAACCTCTAAATACATTTGATCCTAGATAGAACTTATCTATCTTGTTTGCATTGATTAAGATTGGTTGAAGGACTGAAGCGACACCACTCACCATTCCTACACTAATACAGGCAAAGCCAGTATCAGTTGCTTCACTTTCAAAGATACGGTCTGTGCATCTCACATAGTTTCCATTTGCACTTGTATATCCATCATATGCAATACGGTTCACATTGATATTATCAATGGCAATATCATTATATCCATTTTCAAGATGAATAATAGAATATGGAGTGTAAACAGTTTCACTTGTGATAGTTGCACGAACTTCATCATCAAAGGTAGCTGTACCATCTTCAAAGTCAATAGTACCAATAGTGTTGCTTGAGTAACCTGTGTTGCTGCCGAACTTGATACAACCATATCTACAACCTTCAAAGCTCATGTACTTGAAGTTGTTGGTTGTAATGTTGCCTGTACCAATCTTATTGCCAAACTCAAGAGCATAAGGAGCATCAATGACTCTGAACATCATACGACCAAAGTCAGTTTCCCAACATTCGATAATTGACAAAGCTGATACGTTAGCTTTAACACTACGGAAGCTCAAGTTATCGATTGTACTGAATTGAATCCTAAACAGTTCAAGTGCATTGTTAACGGTGTATGTGGTGTTATCTCTAGTACAGTTGAACTGAATATTTTTGAGAGTGACATTGTCACAAATTGAAGTAGCAACATCATAACCGATTTTCATAATATATGCTTGATCAGCTACAGGTGTTAGGATTGTACCACCATCATTTTCACGACCATACAATTCTTCACCAATAACACGGATTGTATTAAAACGTGATAACTTGATAGGGGTTGTCTTCCAAGTACCGCGTGGAATGAAACAGGTAATACCTTTGTCTATCAAATATGTAATATAGTCATGGATATCGGCATCTGTGGTAGCACCAATCTGCTTGATACTTAACTTGTTGTCAGTTGGAATTACGATATTTGCATACAAGCTACCAATAGCAATACAACCTTTACCATCGGCAGTACCAGTATCAGTAATATAATACAAAGCGCCACCACCGTCATTGATAGTATTAAAACCAAGCGTTCGAGCATATGAACCGTTGATTAGATTAGTAGCTGCTTGCATATCTGCAACTGTATCAAAACCCCATACTGCAGCAGAGTTCAGGTAAGATGCAACAATCTCTTGGAGTGTACCATCTTCAGCCATCTGATCGAGCTTGTTGTTGATTTCTTCTTGAACATCCAAGTTCTCAAAGTAATGCTCTACATATTCTTTAAGTTCGTCTACAAGCCTAATATATTCTTGAGTAACAGTCGCATTATTATTGATTACTTCTACAAGGTTCTTTTGGATAAAACGGTTCAAAGCACAAAGTGCTTCGTAATAGCTAAGGCTATCATCAAACATGGTTGGAATGATAGCTGAGCAGTACCTCATAAATGGGGGCACTGGGTGTGAGTGTTTAATTCCCATAATTTAATCCTTTCATACTTTTATTATACTAATAAATTGTCATAAACAACTTGGCCAAATCCTCGATGATATCACGATCAATCATGATAATATTCTCGCGGTATTGTTCAATCATTTTCTGAGCCGTCGCAGAAACGCCTGAGTTACCTCTAACGCGTTTGGTGTAACTGTTCGTGCCTTCATTACTGCCAGCCGAAGTAGAAGATGATTCGTCCTCGATTTCGTCGGCAGAAGTAGATGAAGCATAAGAACCGTTCAAAATAGCCTGTTTATTAATCTGACCTTGTGGAGTATCAGAATTAACCGTCAAGCCGCTTGAACCGCTGTTAGCATGACCTTCGCTGGTCGAATCCATCTTAGACTCACCTTCGTAAGTTTCAGTGTAATCAACGTTTACTAGAGGATCATAAGCAATCGCGGCAGAGTAGATAAGCGGAGCTTTTTCTTCCATGATTTCTTGCATCGCAACTTTAACGCGTCGCTTAAATAAGCCAACAGTTTCAACGCCGATTTCGTCCATATAATAATGATCGATAATTTTCTGAGCCAAACGCTGCTTATTCCAAGTTCCACGTTCCTCAATGACCTTGAGTTCATCAAAGGTTAAATAGTTAGATAAATCATAATCCATGAACCACTTTAGCACTTCATCTTCGCCAACGGTTTCACAGATTTTTCTGAGTTCAATGCTATACTTCGCCATTTTCTTCTCCTGTAATATCGTTTGCGATAATGTCTTTAACTTGCTGTTCGCCAAAATAATCACCAACGACAACGGATTCGACATGCTTAATAAGATTCTGAACGTCAGAACGTAGCTTAACTTCAACAGCCTGATCGCCTGTTAAGCCGTACTTCTCGTTGAACTGTTCAGCAGCCTTTTTGCGTGGTGCATAATAACTCATAAGGTTTAAATTTACGAGTTCGTTATTACCGCCGACTTCGCTTGCGACCAAGCGTTCAGCCTTTTCTTCAATATTATCCACGCCAAGATAAGTGAGCATTTCGTTCCAAATATCTCGTTTGTACCCTTGAATCTTGTCTGCTACGTATGGCGCTTGTGTATTGATGGTTTTAATTGAATCTGTTTCGAACTGACCCTTCTTACCAAAAATAACAGCAGCGTTCTTATCTACTTGTTGATAAGCATTGATCATAGATAGACGTTCGTTCTCATCAGTCATGACAACGTACGGAGTAGCTTGAGCCTTGATATTGATATCTATAATTCTCTGAGCTTCGGCTAGGCGCATACAGAATAATTCAATGCTGTTGGCTGTTGGTAACATATCCCAAGTATTAAGCACTAAGATAGCTTCAGAATCGATATCGTTTTCAGGCGCAGTAATACCGTTATATACACGTCTAACATCTCTAAAATTATAACTGTAACAAGTTATCTCTGTTGGAAGTCCGTAAATGTTTAAATTGTTTGAGCAACTGGCTTTAGTGTTAATAAAACCATACGTTGGATCGTGCAGAAGGCCTGCCGAACCAGTGTAATAAAGACAGCGTTCGAGATAGCGCGAATCCATTGATTCAGGCAAATTAACCCATTCGAAAATAGATAGCGCAATTTTCTTCACGCGATCTAGATAATCGAAGTAGGTTGCATTGTTTAGTAGGACGGCATCTTCAAGAGCTGTTCTTTTCTTTGCTTTACCCATAGTTTCCTTTCTAAACTATATTATTATTTTGCGAATAATCTTGGAATGTAGCAGGATTATGCCAAAGCGTAAGTCCACCATCGAACATCGCTTTAATTTCTTGTAAATCGAGCTGAGGAATATTTGCGATTACATTGCAGCCTTTGGTTTTAACATAGTTCCAGTTAGCTCGGCCTGTAAGATTAGGTACTTTCATATTGTTTATTTTGTAACCAAACATAGAGAAGTAATTGTCGGCAAGCCTTGCATATTCGGCGCGGCAGCTCATCTTAAAGAAGGCAAAACCGCATCTATCCATAGCATAGGTTAAATCGGCACAGTTAGTGTTACCTATAGCTTGTGCTGGTACAAGATCAGCAACATGGTGTTCTTGCATAAGATTTGCAATATCACTGGCGATATCAAGACCTGAATTTACTATCGATGTAACATCAGTTACGTCTAGTGGCTTACCAGATTGTGATTTACCAAAAGCTTTTGCAGCAGCATTAACACCTTGTAACACTGATTTACCACTACTAATAGTGGTCTGTACAGCCAAGTTCGTAGCATTTTGAGCTTGCCAGTTAAGGTAATAATCACTAGTCCAAGATAGTAAAGGAAGTTTAGCGCAACTAATACCATAATCATAGGCTGGTGAATTGAGCGAATAATATTTATATAAATTAGGATATAGGCGAATCGAGCAACCTTGACCCAAAGTTCCGCGACATTCAAAAGCAGGGTGTGTTGGATCGTCAAAATCTTCATAACGATAAACGACGTTAGATCCTGCGCTATTACTCACCATTAAATAACTAAATGGATATGAATACAAACGTTTGTTCTTAGGAACATATCCGCCTAAAGTTGAACTGTAATAAACACTAGGTGGCGTCCAGTAATGAGCATTATATGATGCAGGCAAAAAACCAACATTAACACTTCCGCCGCCATCACCAATGGTAAAATTGTCATAATGCGCCGATGCTACCATTGAATAAGGTACTAAGAACATCGCAAGTAGTGCGTCGCGCTGACCTTTTTTATCGTACCACCATGCAAACCTTGTAGCTGAAGAAAATCCTGAGAACACTAAGAAAAATGTACCTTGAGGAATACCATTATAAACGTGTGTACGATATCCTTCAGGTTCAGTTACGCCATCAGGCAATTGAGTAACCTGCATGACAACGCGCTGAGAATCATTATTGTTGTTAGCAATTTCAAACAATTGATAATGATTAATAATAGGTTCACCAGTTGGCAAATCTTCTTCTTGTGTATAGCGTCCAATGACATCATCATTTACATGCTCACGAAGTACGAATGACTGCTTGAAATTCAAATCAAACTGCCATGTTTGCCACACGTCAGTTTTAAGCGTTACCTCTGTTGTACTGTCATTGATATATTTTGCATTAGATACAAAAGCATAGAACCACTTATTAGAGTATGAGCTATTGCGGTACATACAATAGTTATAAGTTAAAATATCATCAAAATTAGCATCAAAACGTACTGTGTTATCTTTACGCTGGTAAGTAAATTGTGAGCGTTCAATCTTTGGGAGGGAATTAAAGTAATTAAATTGTGCCGTAGCGTTTGCAAAAGTAAGCTGATTCGTTTGATCCAACTCAATTGGACACTTGAGTAATATTAAATCAGTGTTTGGAGTTATCATAATTTTATTATATAACAAAATGCCAACGTTTATCACGTTGGCATTAAGTCTATACTTTTGTGTTATTACTCAGTAACAGTAACAGCAACAGTATCGGTTACAGTAGTGTTATCAGCGTTGG